CGCCTTCCCGGATTAGAGTTCCGAGGCCCGCCAACCCTCCATGGACAGATGTGGACAGGTTGCCCCGATGAGCAGATCAGTCAAGAGGGTGTGGGTTGGACCCAATTGTGTTTGCCGTTCCTGCAAGCAGGACAAGAGAATTGCACACGGTATCTATCGCTCGAATGTCCATCGGTTGCTGAGGGTAGAGGGCGATGATTTCAGGGAGCGCAATGAGCATGAGTTCAAACATGGCTCAGATTGGTCATGGGAAAGCGATGGACATAACTATGCCGGATCGCTTGCCGACCTTATGCGATTTGTTGAGGGTAGCATGAAGTTCTATCACAAAGAGCTGGCAAAATGAGTACGGTAAAAGAATTGCGACGAAACATGATAAAGGATTTGGAACATTACCTTGCTTCCTGCGGATATGTTGATGCAAAAGACAGGGCGGCGAGAGATGTTGATGCCCTTATCGTTGCCGCCAGGACAGAGGAAAGTAATGGGTAAGGTCAAGCACGACTGGCTAAGCATCCAAGCAGAATACATGTATGCAAGTCCAGCGATTAGTCAGGCCGATCTTAGTCACAGGCATGGCATTAATCCAGTAACGATGTGCAGAAAGGCAAAGATAGACAAATGGGATGAAGGCCGAAATGAATACGTTTGTAAGGTGCAGGCACTATCACAAGAAAGGGCCGCACAGGGTGTTGCCGGACACGTTGTTTCTATTTATGTCGAATGCCAGACAACTCTTGAGGCAGTCTTGGCAGAAATACGGACTCGCTTGACAGCTGGAACCTATAGCAACTATGACCTCGTAAAAACCGCCAGAGCGTTGGCGTTGCAACTGGAAAGCATAAATGAACAAGAGACAAGGGTTCCCCATTCATGGGCGACGGTTCGCTGGACAGTTCTTAAGCGAGACAAGTTTCGTTGCCATTACTGTGGGCGTTCTGCTGCTGAGGATGGTGTCAAATTGCACGTTGACCACGTTATTCCCCGGGTATTGGGTGGAACGGATGACCCAGACAATCTAGTGGCGGCATGTGAGACGTGCAATGAAGCCAAAAGCGATGAGTTGTTAGAGAGGGATTGCCGTGGCTAAGCCAAAAGTGGATTGGTCACAGCTTTGTAACGAATATGTCACAGCGTCACAGCCCGTGACACTGACAGACCTGGCTGTTAAGTATGGCGTTCGTAGGGAGACCGTCAGCAGGAATGCCAACAAAGATAATTGGGACATGAAGCGTGAGCGTTACCTTACGCGAGTAGAGGAACAGACGACCGAACTGAAAGCTACAACCGTAGCCACTGAGGGTGCGCGATGGGACGATCGCTGCCTCATTATGGCAAAGAAGATCATGGACCTGGCCGATGAAGAGGTTGCCGGACATCCAGCCAAAGATCGCAAGGGTAACGTCATTGTTGATTCAGACGGTAAGCCGTGGCTGTTCCGCACCCCATCTAAGGATGTAGCAAGCGCGGTCAAGGCCATACAGGAAATTGGCAAGGCGGCATTAGGCGACAAAGCAGATGGTGGCTCTCTTGACCTGTTGGTATTGGAAATCAAGAAGGCACTCACTTAATGGACGCCGACAAGGTGTGCAAGGTGTTGGAACATATCGGGCGCGTCCGCACACAGGATCGGGGCATTGTTCCCCTTGTCCTGTTCCCTTGGCAGAAGGAGTATGTGCGCGCCAAGTTGGACAATGACTTGGTGGCCATTCTGAAGTCGCGCGACATTGGCAGTTCAACGATAGGAACTATTCTAGACACCTTTCTTGCAATGGTTTATGGTGGCGATGACGGTATAGCAAGTTACAAGAAGGAGAGCGCAAAGGCATTGTTTGAGGTTGCCGATGTGTTTCTTGATAACCTGCCCGAGCCGTGGAACCTCCTTGCCAAACGGACTAAGGATACGGACTTTCACATGACCCTCATCAATGGATCCCACATTACGGCATTTGAGATGTCTCCCACAGTAGGACGTTCATTCAGGGCTAAGCGCCTAGTGCTTTCCGAGGTTGCGTTCTGGAAAAACCCGAGAGAGTCCTGGCAAGCCATAACTGGATCGGGCGTTGCAGGTACTTCTATCGTTGCCGAATCTACCCCCAACCCCGGGCCTGAGGGTGCCTTGTTTGAGAGTTTGCTTGACAATCCCGCATGGTTCAGGATAGAGAGCGATTATCATGGCAATCCTGCGCATACCGAGGCGTGGAGGGTTGCAAAACTTGCTGAACTTGATGGAGATGAGGAAAGGTTCGCACAAGAGTATACCTGTAGTCTCAGCAAGGCATCTACCAACAAGTCTGTCATTCCCCTTGCCTCTATCTTAGCCGCCATGGGTCGCGTTCATACTGGAACCGACCTACCGCATGTTTTGGGAGTGGACGTGGCGCGCTTTGGCTCAGACAACAGTGTCATCTCAATCAGACATGGTAGCGCAATTCTTAGTCAGGAAATCATACACGGCATGGATACTATGGCTTTAGCCAAGCGTACTCGTGATGTGGCAGCAGAAGACAAGAGTGAGGGCGTGAACGTCGATGTGATTGGGATAGGCGCTGGAGTAGTCGATGCCCTCAATGACATGGGTGTTCAAGGCGTTAATGGCGTCAATGTCGCAGAGCAAGCATGGGACTCTGAGAAGTTTGCCAATAGAAAGGCAGAGCTTTACTGGGGTCTCAGAGATCGCTTCTTGAACAACGACATTTGCATTCCCGATGATCAGGATCTGAAGCGCGAGTTGATGGTGACATTTGATTACAGCATCACTGGGAAAATCACGATACAGAGTAAGGACAAGGTTAAGGAATCGCTTGGACGTTCCCCTGATAGGGCCGAGTCACTGATGCTCGCATTTGCCCAGGGCATGGGTTTGGTCGCTTAACGGAGGGCAATGTGAGTAACTGGCTTGGCAGACTTACCGGTCATAAGGATGGCGTTCCCCTGAACGCGGCACTTGAGGATGTTTACTCGGTGCTGTTTCCCCATAAGGGGCAGTTGCCGGTAACCGATGCTCGTACTGCCGTAGATCGTAGCGTATGGGTTTACCGTGCCGTTTCAACGGTTTGCGCTCGCATCGGTTCCCTCCCTTGGCATTTATACCAAGGCGACAAGATTCATGTTGGCGATGATGCCGTTCTAGTCCGACCCAACCCCAACCAGACCGGCACCGAATTTGTGGAACGTATCATTGCATGGGAACTCTTGCAGGGTACGGGCATGGTGTACGCAGAGAAACCGTCCTCAGTCGGCTTGACCGTGCTGGACGCGGATATGTTGCGCAATGACCACGGCAATCTGGTCTATCGTGAACTTAGTCCCAGTGGAACGCCTACCGACCGTCAACTGGACAAGTCGCGCATTGTGCTGTTTCCAAACTTCAGCATCACGGGACAACTCGGATTGTCTGAACTGAGACCCATTTTGGACAGCGCCAACATGGATGAAAACTCTAAAGAGGTTTTCAACAATCAGATGAGGGGCGGCGGTCTACTTAGCGGGTTGTTCAGTACAGATGTCCGGCTGTCCTCACAAGAGCTGGATGCAGCCAAGCGTTCATGGGAGGAAAAGTACGGCGGCATTGGCAAGGCTGGCGGGATTGGGTTCCTCGGTGCAGGGTTCAAGTTCCAACCTCTAGGAATCTCAGCAGCAGACATGCACATGCTGGAAGTGTCACAGATCTCGCGGCAGGAAATAGGTACGGCATTTGGCGTTCCTGGCATTTTCCTTGGCGATATGCAAAGCGTGGACTATAGCAACGCAACGGTACAAGAGAAGATTCTCTACTCGAATACCATCATCCCTAAGGCCGACAGGTTGGCAGACCGGATTACCACGTTCCTGCTGCCGCTGTTGCCTGGCTTGAAGGGGTTGACGTTCAAGTTTGATTACACTGGCATTGAGTGTCTGCAGGAGGATAGGCTTCAGCGGGCAGGTGCCGATGAGATAGAGTTCCGCTCTGGCAAGTTGACTGTCAACGAGGCTCGGATACGGGATGGATTGAAGAAGGTTGCTTGGGGCGACGCGTGGTGGGCTTCTGCAATGCTGGTTCCCATTACGACTTCTGACCTTCCTGAACCCCCACCTGCTGCACTTCCTGCAACAACTCCTGCAGATGTTCCCGTTGTGCCACCTGAGGGCGATTCTGTGCCCGTAGACGAAGGGAAGGCTATGCAGAAGGGATTACATACACCTGAGGCTAGATTACTCATTGCCAAGGCGTTCATTGCTAAGACCGCCCCACAGGAAAAGAAGTTTGCCAGCGTGACCATGGGTGCATTTCATAAGCAAGAGAAACGCATCGTGGCATGGCTGGATGGTGGGAAGTCTATCAAGAGCTGGGCTACAGATCTACAAGACGCCCTTCATGGCATGGTTAAAGATGAAGATCTGATAGACGGCTGGCATGGACTCTACTACGCCTTTGGCATGCAAAGTGCTGAAGAGGTTGCGGCAAGATATGAGATGGTAGTTCCTGACGGTTCCAAGATTTTGGCGTGGGTCAAGAAGCAGGAAAAGCTGAAGTCTGCGTTAGTCAACGAAACCACCATGGGAGACGTCAACAAAATCATCTCTCAGTTGAAAGCTGAGGGCGCGAGTATTCCCGAAATGGTCAAGGCCACAAAGGAATACTTTGGCGGGGTCGGCTACAGGGCAGAGACCGTGGCAAGAACAGAAGTCATAAGCTGCAACAATGCC